GATGAGGGTGTAAGACATAACGTATCAAACACTATTATCGTAGATGACTGGGATGAGGTAGAAAAGTATGTTTTTGAAAACCGTCATTCTTTTGCAGGTATTTCTTTCTTGCCAATGACAGGTGACAAAGACTATAACCAAGCTCCAAACACGGCTGTTATCACAGCACAGGAAATGGTTGAAAAATATGACACAGCCGCGATATTCGCTTCTGGTCTTGTTGTAGACGCATTGAATGCTTTCTCAAACTTATGGCAAGCATGTTCAACCGCTCAGGGTATGGGAGACGATCTAACTCTCGATAGTGCTGAAAACGCATTAAAGAGAGACTGGGTTCGTAGGTTTAATAATTTTGCAGATAATTATTTGAAAGGAGACGTTAAGCAAGCAGAACATTGTTTAAAAGACTCTTATCTTCTTCATAAGTGGAATAAAATTAATAAAAACTTTAAACCAATCGAGTGGAAGCATGATCTCACCGAGAAGAAGTATACAGATGTTGATACATTAGGAGCAGCCGCCTGTGCTGGCGGGGCGTGTGAAATAGACTTCTAGGAGATACAATGAGATACTATTACATCGAGTGTGACTTATGTGAAAGTGAGTCGCAGGTTTCTATAGACAACACTACTACACCTGAACCAGAATATTGTCCTATATGTGGCACTGAAGCACGTACAGAACTAATTGATGGTGATGAGGATTCTGACGATTTATATAAATAGCTAAAAGGGTGGATAATAATTATTCACCGGAAAGGCTATTTTGTAATGTGGTTATACAAAGATAAAGAATTTGATCCGGCCGAGTATTCTTTTGAAGACTTGGCTGGATTTGTTTATATGATTACTGATTTGAAAAACAATAAGAAATACATTGGTAAGAAAAACTTTTGGGCGGTTCAAAGATTAAGACCCTTGAAAGGCAAGACAAGAAAAAGAGTAGTTAAAAAAGAATCTGATTGGAAAATCTATCATGGTTCTAATGAAGAAGTAAAATACTTAGTAGAAACAGAAGGTACTAAAAGATTTAAAAGAGAAATTCTCAGACTTTGTAAAAGTAAAGGAGAAATGACTTATTTTGAGATGAAAGAACAGTTCGATCGTGAAGTATTATTTAGTGATGAGTATTATAATGAGTTCATTGGAGGAAAGATTCATTCTAAACACGTCAAAGGAATAGTACAATGTATGAATACAGATGCACAATTAATAGAGTAGTAGATGGAGATACAGTTGATGTAGACATTGATCTTGGTTTTGGAATTACTCTTACAGATGAAAGAGTACGTATCATGGGTATTGATACTCCAGAATCTCGAACATCAGATAAAGTTGAAAAAGTTTTTGGGCTTGCTTCAAAGGAAAGACTTAAATCTCTACTCGGTGAGACAGCGATTTTGAAAACTCAGATTAATAAAAACGGTGAAGATATGAAAGGAAAGTTTGGAAGAATTCTCGGAGACTTTAATGTTTATGATGCTGAGCATGATGCATGGAAACCAGCTACTGCAATACTAATTGAAGAAGGTCATGCTGTTCCATATATGGGTGGATCAAAAGAAGATGTACAAGCTCAACATATGGCTAATAGACAGAGGTTACTTCAAGAAGGTATAGTTTCTGCTGATCAAGTAAATGAAGCAATAAGAGAGATGGAGAAGTAAATGGCCTGGGTAGCTATACCAAATAATCCAAGATATGAATATAATAATGATCCAGTTGATCCCGGTACAGAAAGTCCTCAAAGACCACTATGGTTGAAGCAAACAAACGGTGTGCGCACGACTTTAGGTTTTGAAAATTACACTAATGTAAGAAGAGTTGGAACTACAGATGACATCGGTGAAATGAGTAAAAATTATTGGGATGCCCAAACGTAGTCTTAAATGGAAAGCTAAAAGAAGACTTGCTAGACTTAGAAGAAAGTGGCGAGACTTATATACTGTTGATAGTATGGTTGACATATGTGTTGATTGTTTCTTAGTTGTATTTGAAGTAATATACTCTCCAGTACTTATTATTGTTCGTTTAATTCGTCACTTCTTCCTTGAGTTTATTATAGATGGTGTAAAATATTACATAAAAAAATTCATATATTGGAACAGATCGTTACCCCCGAAGAAACAAAAAAGAAACTTTTGGATAGGTATGTTTATCATATTTGGCATGCCAATGATACTAATTATTATATTAGTTATCCTTTTAATTGGTTTACTTTATTTTTGATTTAGTATAGACTATACTTCTACAAGGAGAAAATTATGACTTACACACTTACATCGGATATCGCCTATACTGCATCTAAATCTCAAATTAAACAATTCGCTATGGAACACGGGTGTAACCTTTCCTCTTTCCAAAAAAATGGACCTGGTGGTGGAAACCATGTCGTCACATTCACATCTAAAAATTTAAATCACATCCAAGATTTATGTGATCAACTAAATCTTCCTTATTCAAAAATTATTTCATAATAAAGGTTTACTTTTGATTATAACTGTGTTATAATAGTTATGAAACAAAAGGGTTAGGCTATGATACTTATTGACTATTCAGGCATTTCAATCGCACCTATCGCGATCGGTCACATTGGTGTAGATGAAAATTTAATACGCCATATGATTCTTAACTCGATACGCATGTATCGTACTAAGTTTAAAAATAAGTACGGTGAAATTGTTATCGTTGCTGATGGCGGTGGCAACTGGCGTAGAGACGTTTATCCAGAATATAAAGCAAAACGTGCTGAAGGAAGAGAAAAATCAAAGATTGATTGGGATGAAGCTTTTCGAATTATTGGTATGGTACGTGATGAAATACGTGATAACTTTCCGTATAAAGTTATCCATCAGTGGGGTTGTGAAGCCGACGACACAATCGCAGAGATTGTGAAGTGGACACAAGAATTCGGTAATCATGAAGAAGTTATGATCGTATCTGCCGATAAAGATTTCAAACAGTTACAAAAGTATGACAATGTTCGTCAGTTCTCTACCGCAACTAAAAAGTTTTTAGATGAACCTAACCCACGTCTATACTTGGCTGAACACATTCTAAAGGGTGATGGTGGAGACGGAGTTCCTAATGTTTTATCTGATGATAAATGTTTGATGGAAGGACGTAGGCAAAACGTATTATCTAAGAAAAAGAAAGAAGCATTGCTAGATAATCCGCAAGCTCTTGGTGAAGAGGTGTATCGCAACTACATCCGCAATAAAAAAATGATAGATCTTACAGAAAATTCAGCGTGTCCTGAAAGTATAAAACAAGAAATTATAAATAACTTTGAGCAACAAGATCCTTACAAGAATAAAGGTAAAGTATTTCCTTTCCTCGTAAATAAAAGATGTAAGTTGCTTTTAGAAAGTGTACAGGAGTTTATATAAAAAATGGTAAAACTAGTTTATGAAGTAATTGATGAAACTCGTAAAAAAAGATCAAAGGCAGATAAGATTCAAGTTTTAAGAGATAATGAATCATGGGCTTTAAAAGATATTTTACGTGGAACATACGACGATGTCGTGCAATGGTTGATACCACCCGGTACACCGCCTTATACCCCAAACGAAGAACAATCGGTACCTTCAAATTTACTTAGACAAAATACGCAGTTTAGATATTTTGTAAAAGGTGGAGAAGGCGAAAGAATGATGAAAGCTAAAAGAGAGAAGAACTATCTTAGACTTCTTGAAGCTATTCATCCAAAAGACGCGGAGCTCGTAGTATCTATGATTTCAAAACAATCGATAACAGGTGTTACAAAAGCAGTAGTAATGGAGGCTTTCCCAGGTTTGATTCACAAGTGATTTCGTTTAATTCTAACAATAATCTAAAACTTGATGCTGACCTTCTCAGAAGATGGTCAGCTTTTACATTTCAAGAGGAGACAATAATGTCAGATAACCAAATTCAAAGATTACGTAAAGATTCAGCTGAACTTGAAACATACGCTAATGTACTTAAGCGCGAAGGAGAATTTGAACTCATGAAAAAGATTAAAACAAAAAAAGAATTTCTCGATAATCATATAGAATCAGTGATGGAGGTAGCCGCATAAACTTTTTAGTTTACATTGTATGGAAACTGTGATAGAATACTAGTATAGTAACTAGGAAAGAAAAATGAATCTCTTTATACTTGACGAAGATCCGATAAAAGCGGCTCAATTGCAATGCGATAAACATGTCGTAAAAATGATAATTGAGTCCGCTCAAATGTTATCAACTGCTCATCGTATGCTCGATGGTTACGTAGAAAAGCGACCATCGAAGTCCGGTAAACGTATAATTAATTATTGGGTTCATCCAAAACCAATTATGGAGGAACGACTGTACAAAGCAGTTCATCATAATCACCCCTGTACAGTATGGACAATGCAGACTGATGGCAACTATCATTGGCACTATGATCATTTCATAGCTTTACTTGACGAATATACTTATCGTTATAACAAAGAACATAGCACGTCAAAGCTAATAGAAACTTTATTACAGCCTCCAAGAAATATTCCACAAGGAAAACTCACTCCATTTGCTCTTGCGATGAAACATGAACCACAATGTATTCATGAAGGCGAACCTGTTCGTTCGTATCAAGAGTATTATCAAACTAAACAGGATAGATTTAAAATGGCTTGGACAAAACGAGATATTCCGGAGTGGTTTAATGTGGCAGCTTGACTACGATATTATAGAAGAGATAAAGTGGGGAAAAGGTATGAAAATGCGCCTTTGTCAAACGCACAAGAAGAAAAATAAACTCATACAAATTTGGTCATCTATATCAAAGAGTTGGAAAACTATGTATAGATATGAGGTAGACAATAATTGGAAATGGTGGAAAAATTATGCCGAGCTATACGCTAAAAGACATAAAACATAATCATACTTGGGATATTGTTTGTAGTTGGGATGAACTTCAATCCATTCTTGATGAAATGCCTGACGTCGTTCAAGTTCTGTCAGCACCAAGAGTTGTTGCCAGTGTAGGAAGTTTAAATTCAAAAGTACCCGATGGATTTAAAGATGTTTTAAATAGAATTAAATAAGGAGCTGGAAAGGATAATACTATAAAAACATGAAAAAAAGTAATTCATTAACTGTAACTCTTGATG